TTTAAACTTGGACAAGCTATGGCCAGTACTGACGGCAAATCAAAACCAGACATTGATGGCAAAAGCTGGCACGGTAAAAAGAAGACTATCTATCCCTATACTAAAGAAGAACAAGCGATGTTTGTCCAAGCTGCTAAGGCAGTCGGTGCAGACTACAAAGATTTAAATCACGGTGACATGCGCAGTTTGGAATTAGACTCTACCCACAAAGTAAGCCCAGTTGCAAAGCCCAAACGCAACAAATATGGCGTATAATCACTATTGACAAACTTGTAAAAATCGTGTAATATATAGTATCACTGGGGGATACTATGATTGTAGGGTTTGTAGGATTTATTGGTTCAGGCAAAGATACTGCCGCAGATTACTTGGTAAATTTTCATGGGTATCGACGAGACTCGTTTGCTAACACACTTAAAGATGCAGTAGCTTGTGTTTTTGGATGGGATCGAACCTTACTTGAAGGGCGTACTAAAGAAGCCCGTGAATGGCGAGAGCAAGTTGACATGTGGTGGGCAGAACGCCTAGGTATGCCTAACCTAACACCTCGTTGGGTTTTACAATATTGGGGTACAGACGTGCTTCGCAAAAGCTTTCATGACGATATCTGGATTGCTAGCCTTGAAAACAAAATGCGCAAAACCGCTGATAATATTGTAATCAGTGATGTGCGATTTCCTAACGAAATTCAAGCAATTCATAATGCAGGCGGCATTGTTGTTCGTATCAAACGCGGTGATGACCCTGAATGGTATCAAGACGCTGTTAATATGAACGAAGGAAGCGGTAATATGAGCTGGCTGCTTAGTACCGATAAATTAAAACGTCTAGGGATACACGCTAGTGAAACTAGCTGGGTTGGCGGGGATATTGATCATACTATTTCTAACAATTCTACCATAGATGAACTGTTTGAACAAATTAGAAATCTGGTAGAAGATCGCCACGACGCCACTGAAACCCTTCTTTATGTAACAGCCTCTGGCAATTAGCACATACAGACTTTAAATTACTGTGACGAGTATTATTGAGATTGCCGTCTATGTGATAAACATTAAACTGTTCTTTGTATTTTGATTTAAAATTACATTTGTCGCAAACAAGCTTTATGCGATAACCATCTTGATACCATTTAGGCAGTCCTTTAGCAGTACCTCCGTACCTAAGACAAGATTCGCACTTAGATCTGTAATAAATCTTTCCTGCTTTTTGATAGTTTATCGCCGCGGGTCTCAACCCGCATGTACATAATGGTCTAGTCATAAAGCTATTTATAACTGCCCTTTTTGATCCCTTTTTGGTCTGTTATTACTAGGTATTTTTTGATACTTTCCAATAAATACTAGTAGAACAAAAACCTTAGGAGATTCCAAGATGGCATTAAGTTCACCAGGCGTAGAAGTCAAAGTAATTGACGAATCGTTTTATACACCAGCAGCCCCTGGCACAGTACCACTAGTAATTGAGGTACCGGAACCGCCCCGGGCACACTTAAAGCCAACGCTGGAGAAGTTTATCTTCTAACAAGTCAGCGTGATTTAGGTGATGTATTCGGAGATCCAGTCTTTAAGACAGATTCAAATAACAATCCTATCCATGCTGGAGAGCAAAACGAATACGGTTTACAAGCCGCATATAGTTTATTAGGTGTTAGCAATCGTGCATTTGTTGTACGTGCTGATTTAGATCTAAATCAACTAGATGCTCGTGCTACAGAACCAGATTCAAATCCGGCCAATGGAACACACTGGCTAGATACAAGTACTACATCATTTGGTATCTTTGAATGGAACGGTGCACCTGTAACAACACGTGGCGGCCAAAAGTTTACTAACAAAGTTCCTCGTGTAATTACTGATCCTACACAAGTAGATTCTGCTACTGGCGGACCTAAAGGATCAATAGGAGCAATAGGAGATTATGCTGTAGTTATGACGGAAGATGAGCTTGCAGACAATCCTCAACTTACAACTCTGCATCCAGGTAAACTATGGTACAGAAATAGATCCGGGGACTGGGTAGCAGTAGGTACAGCAGATTGGTTTAATAGTTGGCCAGCAGTTACAGGTTCTGCTATTAACCCTACTCTTGTATCAGGTAACACATTTACTATAAATGGTGTAACAATAATGTCAGGAACAACTGTTGCATCTGTAGTTGCTGATATTAATACAAAAATGGCTGCTCAAGGTATTAGTGCAGCAGCGCCAAACGGAAAATTAGAAATTTATAGTGACGGTACTCAAGGCAATAACCCCGAAGATAGCACAAGCTCTAATAGTGTTGTAATTGCTAACGGAACAGGTTCACTAGTTGGCACAGATGGTGGCGCACTAGGTATTAAAACAGGCACAATTTACTTTGCTCCTAGATTGCAAATTAGCAAACATACTCAAGTTCCACAGTGGAAACTAACAGGATCTGAAAGAAGACCTACAGGTTCTGTATGGATTAAAACAACTGAACCAAATTTAGGTTCTCGCTGGAGAGTTAAGCGTTGGAGCGATTCAACCTCTGCCTGGGAAAGAGTTGATTCTCCATTATATGCTAATGGACAATCGGCAATAAACGCACTTGACCCAGCAGGAGGCGGTGTGAATTTACCAGTTGGCACATTATATGTTCAAACAAATTATACTGAAGATAATGGTACTGACAATAGTCCAAGATTAGCTTCGTGGAAAATTTGGAGGAAAGGCGGCAACGAAACCACAGCTCAAGCTAAATCGTTTATACTAGCCGAAAGCTTACAGGGATCAGATGCACTTGCTGATTATTTTGATAAAGGTTCTTATCTTCCAAAAACAGTTTCTTGGACCGCAGGCGGCACAATTGCTGATTCGACATTAATGGCTAACGCTATTAATTCTGCAGGATTTACTAACATCGAAGCCGAAGTTGATTCACAAAATCGTGTTTTAATTAAGCACAGATTAGGCGGCGATTTTAGAATGACAGAAGGTGCAGGCGCCCCATTAGCTGACTATGGATTAGCAACCTGGAATTATGAACCAGGAGCAACAAATACAGGAAAAACACAATTCTTGTTTGCAGCACCGAACGGAGATGTATTACATGATTACATTGCTAGTTCATGGGAACCTCTAGTATATGCAGCTAATGCAGATGCTCCTACACGTATTCCAGTAGACGGACGCCTATGGTACAGTTCTGTAATTGACGAAGTTGATATTATGATCCACGACGGTGACAAAGGGGTTGGATATCAAAACTATGCTGAATACGGAAATACTGATGCTGACGGACCTATTGTAAGTGCAACAGCACCAGAGCTTCAAAGTGATGGTAATCCGTTAGTAACTGGTGATTTGTGGGTAAGCACAGCAGACATGGAAAATTTCCCTCAAATTTACAGATTTAATTTTGATCTAGCTAATTTACCAATTTCAAAACGTTGGGTATTACTAGATAAAACAGATCAAAGCACAGAAGACGGTGTATTATTTGCAGATGCTCGTTATAATACAAGCGGAACTAATAGTTACGAACAAGGCACTATTGCAAGTCTGTTATCTAGCAATTACGTTGACCCTGATTGTCCAGATCCAGCACTATATCCAAAAGGTATGTTGCTATGGAACTTACGTAGAAGCGGTTATAACGTAAAAGAATTCAAACGTGATTATATTAACACAGCTGATGACAACGTTCGTTATGACCCAGGCTCAACAGGCGGTCAAGCAATGGCTGACTACTATCCACGTAAAGTTGTTGTACAAGCCTTACAAGCTACAGTTAATAGTAATCAACAGATCCGTGACGAAGACGGACGTATCTTTAACTTAATTGCTTGCCCAGGTTATCCTGAGCTAATCGGCGAAATGGTTAACTTAAACTACGATCGCGGTCTAACAGCATTTGTTGTTGGTGATACTCCTGCTCGTTTAACACCTGATGCAACCAGCTTGCTACGTTGGGGTAATAATGAGCTAATTGCTGTAGAAGATAACGATATCGGAGCAGCTAGCTTTGACGAGTACATGGCTATGTTCTATCCATGGGGCTTCACAAGCGACAACTTTGGTAACAATGTTGTTATTCCTCCAAGCCATATGATGTTAAGAGTTATTGCTCTAAACGATCAAGTAGCTTATCCATGGTTTGCACCAGCCGGTGTACGTCGTGGTGGCATCACTAACGCAACCGCAGTTGGCTATGTTAACAGCGAAGGCGAATTTAGAAGTGTAGCACTAAACACAGGACAACGTGATACGCTATACGAAACAAAGGTTAATCCTATTACATTCTTTACAGGTACAGGATTAGTTAACTATGGTCAAAAGACACGTGCTCGCGCAGCCAGTGCATTAGATCGTATTAACGTAGCTCGACTAATTGTTTACTTACGTAGACAACTAGCTGTTTTAGCTAAACCATATATCTTTGAACCAAACGATAAGATTACTAGAGATGAAATTAAGGCAGCGGTTGAAGCTTTACTATTAGAACTAGTAGGACAACGTGCTCTATACGATTACCTAGTTGTATGTGACGAAAGTAACAATACACCTAACAGAATTGATCGTAATGAGTTATGGATTGACATCGCAATTGAACCAGTTAAAGCAGTTGAATTTATTTACATTCCACTACGCTTGAAGAATACTGGCGAAATTGCTGGCCTATAATATAGAGGAGCATTAAAAAATGGCAATCGCAACATTAACAAGATTTACAGTACCCCTAGCTAGCGACCAATCTGCTAGCGCACAGGGTATGCTAATGCCTAAGCTCAAATATCGTTTTAGAATGATGTTTGAGAATTTTGGTGTTTCTACTCCTACAACAGAACTTACAAAACAAGTTATGAACGTTGGTCGACCAAACTTACAGTTTGCAAACCAAGTAATTGAAACTTACAACAGTAAAATCAACTACGCCGGTAAGCACACATGGCAAACTATTGCAGTTAGCCTACGTGACGACGCTACAGGACAAGTTGCTAAGTTAGTTGGTGAGCAAATGCAGAAACAGTTTGACTTTTTTGAGCAAGCTAGTGCTGCAAGTGCTATTGACTACAAGTTCATGTTAAGATTAGAAATGCTAGACGGTGGAAACGGAGCAAACACACCAAACGTCCTTGAAACATGGGAAATGTATGGTTGCTATGTAACCGCAGTCAACTATCAATCATTAGCCTACGGTGACGCTGCACCAGTTCAGATTGATTTAACAATTCAACCTGATAACTGCTTACAGATTCCATCGGGCACTGGCGTTGGAGCCGCTGTACCAAGAACACTCGGTACTGCTGCAACAGGACCTGGTGTTTAATAAAACACAAAAGAAGCAGCGAAAGCTGCTTTTTTTGTGATCCATTTTTATCTACGTAGATAATGGTAGATAAATAATTGTATGTCAAGCTATTCTAATCGTCAATTTAATAGTGGTTCCGGTGGGTCACCTGTACTACGTGATTTCCAACATGCTGCTCGTTCTTTTGTCGACGGCGACTTTGCACTAGCTCCAAGGCTTAAATTTCAACATCATGTTGTTATAAGCACCTTAGGAGGCTCAAGCTCTCAACTTAGTGCTGTTATTAAAAGCATGGAAACTCCTAAAATTTCTGTCAATACAGAAGTAGCAAATCAATATAACAGACGTAATGTTATAATGTTAAATTTAAATTATCAGCAGGTAACATTAAAATTTTATGATGATAATTCTGGAGTAGCTAGAAAAGTTTTTGAAAGTTGGTACAGTTATACATTTGGCGACCATGGTGCAGCACAAGCTGGTCTATATGGTAAAAGTTTTGGTCCTCCATTGACTTCATATGGTTTAGAAAACGAACCTGTAGTTCCTTTTGTAAATTATGTAAAAATTCATACATTTGCTAAACGCAAATGGCAAGGGTTTACATTAGTACACCCTGTTATTGTATCATGGAGTCACGATACGTTTAACTGGACTGACACAAGTCCTGCAGAACACACTATGGTAGTAGCGTATGATGCTGTAACATATGATAGCGGTGGTGCAGGCCCTGGAAGTCCGCCAAACTTTGCATCTGCAAATTATGATCAAACTCCAAGTCCGTTAAAGTCGGGCGGTGGTGGAAGAAGTCCGTCGCCGGGTGTACAAGGTGGAGTTCTAAACGGTAAAGAACAAGTATTTGGATCTGCTGAAAGAAAAGTAGATCCTACTAGTGCTTACAAAAGTCCATTAACGGCTCTTTCAGCTAATCCTAATTCTGCTAAACAGTATATCGAAACTAAACCATTAACTAATCAAGGTCTAGCAAATTCTACAAAAAATTCACCTATTAGAAATCCGCAAAGAAGTTCAAACTTAGGACGTATTGGATTAAACGACACAGCATTCCCTGTTTACGACAAAGATAATACTGTACCTACAACACAAAGAAGAATAACTGGTTTATAACATGGCAGTCGAAAGAAAATATAATCTACCTAGCAAAGAAGTCACTGACAGCAGCGAAGAAGTAAGAAACTTCTTTGATAATTTTTTCCTACATCAAATTACATTCCCTAGCAATCAAATTGATGCTGTAATAGGTTTTTTCTTAAAAAGAGGATTTGATGAACAGGCAGCACGTAGCACTTGCATTGTATTATTAAATCAAGCTAGATTAGAAAACATAAACCCTTTACAGCTATTAGATACACTAAAAGGGCTCAATGATGTTAAACTTAGCGAGATAGTCACTGAGGTATTAAACACTTATCGTGATAGACGATCTGCATTAGGTTATAAACTTACAGTGCTTGAAGAAACCCTAGAAAGCAGAAACATTGTTCAATGAGTCGCAGATTTGCTCAAGGAAAATATCAAGTTATTAATGCCGACAAATATGTAGGCACTCGCCAACCTACATATAGGAGCAGCTGGGAATGGAGCTTTATGAAGTTCTGTGACACTGACCCTAGAATACTAAAATGGGCAAGCGAATCTATCAAAATACCTTATCGAGATCCATTTACAGGTAAAGGTACAATTTACGTACCTGATTTTTTTATACAGTATGTAGATAACAAAGGTAAAATGCAAGCCGAAATTATTGAAGTAAAACCACAAAATCAAACAGTGCTAGAAAAAGTCGGTAGGAATCGTAACAACCAAATACAGTATGCAAAGAATGTAGTTAAATGGCGGGCAGCTCAAGAGTTTTGTAATAAACAGGGCTTAAAGTTTCGTGTACTTAACGAACAAGACTTATTTCATAATGGTCGCAGAGGATAAGTAGTATTATGAAAAAACTTGAAGAAATCCTTAATTTGCCAGAAAGCAAGAAGACTATTAAAAAAGCTGAACGTCAAGAAGCTAAAGAATCTGTCGCTCAACCGTTTTTAAGAGATATTTCGGAATTTGATAAAATCTCTAGTGCGTTACCGCAAGTAAAGGGTCTCGGCGATATAAGCGATAAAGAATTTGACGACCTAGCACAACGAGCAACAGATGCGTTCGATGATTTAATGGATTTAGGCATGAACGTAGAAGCTAGGTATAGCGGTCGTGTATTTGAAGTTGCTGGCGGCATGCTTAAGAATGCTATTGATGCAAAAGCAGCTAAAATTGATAAAAAACTTAAAATGATCGAGTTACAAATTAAAAAACAAAAACTAGATCAAGATGCCGGTGAAGATAATGGCGTAGATGTTAGCGGTACTGGAGTTATTGTTACAGATCGCAATAGCCTTATTGAAAAACTGAAGAATTTGAAATAAATATATTATCGGAATTTTGACCATGAAATCATTTAAAGACTACCTCACTGAAAGCATAGAAGAAAAACTTTACTCTTTTAAGATTAAAGTTGCTGGAAAACTACCTGACAACTGCGAAGATGTCATGGAAAATGCTTTGAAAAAATATGAAATAGCTAAATTTGCTAAAGCTAGAACTGTACCTATTCAAGCTAAGGTGCCTGATTTTCCAGA